TCCTTTTTTTGTCTAAATAAAAATAAAAATGGCTTTTCCTAATCAAATTGAAAATAGGAATTTTTTATCTCCTGTTGGATTTAAGTTCATACTTACCAAATATCCAAAGGTAGATTTTTTTAGTACCAAGGCAAATATTCCAGGTATCAATCTTGGAGTAGCGTTTCAACCAACGTACTTAAAAGATATCCCAGTTCCAGGAGACAAGCTAGAATTTGCAGATCTTAGCTTGTCATTTAATGTTGACGAGAATCTGGAGAACTATCTTTCAGTCTACAATTGGATGGTTGGTTTAGGTTATCCAGAAAACGTAAAGCAATTTGATGATCTTCGTGCAGAAGACAGATACTATCCTGACAGAGATAGTAGAGATATGTACAACCAATATTCTGATGGTGTTCTACAAATTTTAAATAGCAACTATCAACCAAAGTTTCAAGTTAAGTTTAAAGATTTGTTTCCAACATCATTGACAACTTTGGATTTTGATGCCACTAATTCCGATTATACATATTTTACTGCGACAGTTTCATTTAAGTATACTGTCTTCCAAATACAAAACATGAATGGCGCTATTTTATGAATCTTGACACAATTCAGGAAATGTGGGAAAAAGATTCCACGATTGATCCTGATAATTTGCATTTAGAATCTATTAAAACCCCTGTACTACATTCAAAGTATTTTAAAATTTACAATCAGCTAAAGGTACAACAGAAAGAAATACAGTACGAGCTGAACAAAGTTAAGAGAGATCGCTACGAATATTACGGCGGCAAAGCATCTGCTGAAATTTATGTAGAGGAACCATTCCCATTCAAAATCCGTGACAAGGAAACAATGTCACGCTACTTAGATGCGGATGAAAAATTGAATAGACTGAAAGCTAAAAATGAATATGTTGAAATCATGATAAATTATATTGAAGATATTCTTAAGGTAATTCTGAATAGGACTTACCAGATTAAGAATTCTGTCGAATTTATGAAGTTTACCGCTGGATATAGTTGATGAGTCACCTAGTAATTTCCAAGAAGAATGAAGTCTATCTGAAGATCCAATCAGAACCCCACGTATTACAAGAACTTGCAGATAGATTCACCTTTGAGGTTCCCAACGCAAAATTTATGCCCCAGTACCGCAGAAAGTTCTGGGATGGCAAGATCCGTTTGTTTTCAACTCACACAGGAGAAATCTATGTTGGGTTGTTAGATAAAGTTATTGCATTTTGCGAAAAATTAAAATACACTTATGAGTTTGTAGATAACAAATTCTATGGTGTTCCTTTTGAAGTCAATGATATGGTATCTCGTGAAGGGGTATCAGATTACATGAAGAAGATCTCAAAGTATCCACCAAGAGATTATCAGCAGGATGCAGTCTACAGGGCTCTGAGGTACAACAGAGGTCTTATGATTTCTCCTACAGCATCAGGCAAGTCCTTGATGATTTATTCTGTTGTGAGATACTATGCTGAGAAAGGGATGTCGATTCTTATCGTTGTTCCAACAACTTCTCTTGTAGAACAAATGTATAAGGACTTCCAAGACTATGGTTGGAACGCTGAAGATTATTGTCATAAAATTTATTCTGGGAGAGAAAAGTCAAATGAAATGCCAATAACAATAACAACTTGGCAATCTATCTACAAGTTGGAGAAAAGTTGGTATTCAGATTTTGATGTTGTTGTTGGTGACGAAGCGCATCTATTCAAATCAAAATCTTTGATTGATATTATGACAAAACTTCTTGACTGCAAATATCGCTTTGGTTTCACTGGGACACTGGATGGGACTCAGACACATAAATGGATTCTTGAAGGATTGTTTGGCCCTTCGTATCATGTAACAAAAACAAAAGAACTTATTGAGAAGGGACACGTTTCTAAATTAGACATTAAGATCCTTCTACTAAAACATTCGTCTCAGAAGTTTAGCACATATGAGGAAGAAATACAATACCTTATTGGGCATCCAAAACGAAACAACTTCATTAAGAATTTGAGTCTAGATCTGAAAGGCAATACACTGATCTTATACAGTCGAGTTGCCGCACACGGTCAGGTAATTTATGATATACTAAATACTAGCATAAGTGATGGAAGAAAATTATTCTTTGTTCATGGTGGTGTTGATGCCGACGAACGTGAACAAGTAAGAGAAATTACCGAGAAGGAAAACAATGCAATTATTGTTGCTTCTTATGGCACTTTTAGTACTGGCATCAATATTAAAAATCTTCACAACGTAATTTTTGCATCACCATCTAAATCTAGAATTAGAAATCTCCAAAGTATTGGAAGGGTATTACGAAAAAGTAATCAAAAAGAAAAAGCAGTTCTTTATGATATTTCTGATGACATTTCTACAAAATCTGTCAAAAACTACACTCTCAATCATCTTATGGAAAGAATAAAAATTTACAATGAAGAAGCTTTTAATTATGAGATCGTAACAATCAACATGAGAAAATAGTTATGCTTGAAGATGATTTTCTAGCTGTATTAAAATTAAGAACAGGAGAAGAGGTCATCTCATCTGTATGTGCATGTCAGGAAGATGATGACTTTATTCTTCTTCTTGACAATCCAATCGTAATGAAAGAGAATGAAACTCCATTAGGAACCATTGTTCGTGTAGAACCCTGGATCAAATATTCTGGAGAGACCATGTACTTTCTTTCAATGGATGAGGTGGTTACTATGACTGAATTATCTGATGAAAGAATCATTAATGTATATGAACAATATGTTAAGGAGTCTCAATTTGGTACAGGTAATGTAAAGCCTACTAAACAGATGGGTTACATATCTAATATAGAAGACTTTAGAAAGGATCTAGAGAAGTTATATAAGTCTTCTAATTAATTATTAAGTATTAATATAGTATTTCTATTAACCCTGACAGAGTTATTCTAGCAGCATTTGGGGGTCTTGTCAAGTCCCCCTTTTTATGTTAGAATAGGGACAACTAAAACTGGTATCATGGCAAAGCGAAGAGCAAAATCAGAACACTACGTCAACAACAAGGAATTTCTCCATGCCTTGACGGAGTACAAGCAGCAGGTCAACAAGTGTAAAGAACGTGGAGATCCAAGACCACGTATCCCACACTACATTGGTGAGTGTTTCTTGAAGATCGCTCAGCACCTATCATACAAACCAAATTTTGTCAACTACATGTTCCGTGAGGACATGATCTGTGATGGTGTGGAGAATTGTGTACAGTATATTGACAACTTCGATATTAACCGTGGGAATCCATTTGCATATTTTACTCAGATCATTTACTACGCATTCCTTCGTAGGATTGAAAAGGAAAAGAGACAGCTAGATATTAAGTCTAAAATTTTGGAACAGTCTGGATTCGATGAAGTATTTGTTTCCGATGGAAACATTCTTGATGGAACTGATTCTGATTATAATACGATTAAAAGTAACGTACACCAAAAGATGTCTTATAACTGATGAAAGTCGCAATCATTACAGACCAGCACTTCGGTGTTAAGAAGGGCAGCAAAATTTATCACGATTACTTTCAACGGTTTTACGATGAAGTATTTTTTCCAACCCTAGAGAAGGAAAATATTTCTGCTGTTATTGACATGGGAGACACGTTTGATAACCGAAAGGTTATTGATCTTCTGAGTTTAGATTGGGCAAAGAAAAATTATTACGATAGGTTGGAGAGAATGAAAGTCCATGTCTGGACGATCATTGGTAATCATACAGCATACTACAAAAATACAAACGAGTTTAATACTATTAACGTTGTCTTAAACAAGTACGACAATGTGACTAAGGTGTTTGATCCTCTTGAGGTTGTTATAGATAATCTTCAAGTTTTGTTCATTCCTTGGATCAATGAAGAAAATCAAGATCTGACTTTAAGGATGATCAAGTCTTCTAAATCTAAAGTTGCCATGGGACATCTTGAACTGACTGGATTCTCTATGTACCGTGGAATGGTCAATGACGAAGTTGGTTTAAATCCAAATGTCTTTGACAAATTTGATAAAGTTTTCTCTGGTCACTATCACACCAGATCCGATAATGGGAAGATCTTCTATCTCGGAAATCCTTATCAAATGTATTGGAATGATGTAGATGATAAGAGAGGATTTCATATCTTTGATACCGAAACATTAGAGTTGCGAGCAATAGATAATCCATTTGAACTTTTCAAAAAGATTCACTACAACGATACCAACCATCAACTGTTTGATTATCGATCCTGCTCCGAAAAATATGTAAAACTTATCGTTGAGCAAAAGAGCAGTCAAGCCAAGTACAATAAATTTGTTGACAAGCTATTGACATCAGGTGCCCATGAGGTTAAAATTATTGAGAATGTCATTGTAAATGATCTTAATGATGTCAATGTCGATCAAATTGAGGACACTGTATCCATGCTAAAAACTTACGTTGATGACGTGGATACATCCTTAAACAAGAAGTCCGTCATGTCATACATAGAAGAGATTTACAGGGAGGCATGTGAAGTAGGGTGATGTACGTCATAGCCTTAAAGGATAATGTAAAGGATGGTCTTTACGCAGTTGAAGATGAGTATGGAAATAAAATTCTATACCTATTTTCCGAAGAAGATGACGCTGAAAGGTATGCTGGTCTTTTAGAGGCAGACAATTATCCTGAACTTGCAGTCATAGAAGTTGAAGAGAAAAGCACCATGAAAATATGTGAAGCGAACAACTACACATACACAATCATTGACTCCGACGATTTAGTAATTCCTCCCGATTATCATGATACTATTCAAGAAGATTAAATGGAAAAACTTTTTAAGCACTGGAAACCAACCGACAGAGATTAATTTTACTGAGTATGAAAATACTCTGATCATTGGTACTAACGGTGCTGGAAAGTCTACAGTCCTGGACGCATTAACATTCGTCCTTTTCAATAAGCCATTTCGTAAAATTAACAAACCACAACTAGTCAATTCTCAAAATGACAAAGAGTGTCTTGTTGAGATTGAATTTAGTGTTGGCAATGTCGAATATAAAGTTATTCGTGGCATGAAGCCAACTGTATTTGAAATTCACAAGAATGGCGAAAAGCTTCCCCAGAAAGCAGACTCCAAAGATGATCAACGTCATCTTGAGGCAAACATCTTAAAACTGAATTACAAGTCCTTCACACAGATTGTGGTTTTAGGATCTAGTAGTTTTGTCCCATTCATGCAACTTCCTGCTGCTGGAAGACGAGAAGTTATTGAAGATCTTCTTGATATCAAGATCTTCTCTTCCATGAATGATATTGTTAAGACTAAAATCAAAGATAGTAGGGATCAGATTAAAATTTTAGAACTGAAAGAAAGTTCTACAGAAGATAAGATCTCAATGCAAAGATCCTTTATCAATCAACTTCAAAATCTTGGTCAGAAAGAGATTGATGAGAAGATTGAAAAGATCACAGATCTTACAGGTCAGATTGATTCTGTCTCTGAAGTCAATGATGGTAAGCAAAATGAATTACAAACTGTAACAAATAAGCTAGAAGATTTTTCTAATCCGTCAGAGAAACTTCGCAAGTTAGGGAACCTAAAGGGTAAGTTGTCGCAAAAGGTCTCAGTTATTACTAAAGAGCATAAGTTCTTTACTGAGAATACGGTTTGCCCAACCTGCACACAAAGCATTGATGAGTCTTTTAGGTTAAATAGAATTACAGACGCTCAAAATAAAGCAAAAGAGTTGCAATCTGGATACAATGATCTGGAGAACGCAATTAAGGAGGAGGAAGAACGAGAGCGTCAATTTATTGCCCTATCAAAGGAGGTTACCTCCCTAACGCATGAAATTTCTCAGAACCATACTAAGATCTCTGGATATGAACAACAGATACGAGAATTACGATCTGAAATTCAAAGAACTACCGAACAACTTGAAAATCAAAATTTTGAGCATGACAAGTTAGAAGGTTACCAGAGAACTTTGGGTGAGATTCAAAATAACCTCTCAAAGAATAAGGAGACGCTAGATTATTATGATTTCATCTACCTTCTTCTGAAGGACGGTGGAGTTAAGACTAAGATCATTAAGCATTACCTTCCTTTGATTAACCAGCAGGTTAACAAATACCTCCAGATGCTAGATTTTTATATTAACTTCACTTTAGATGAGGAGTTCAACGAAAAAATTAAATCCCCAATACACGAAAACTTTTCGTATTCATCCTTCTCTGAAGGAGAAAAAATGAGAATCGATCTGGCACTTCTTTTCACTTGGAGGGAAGTTGCCAGACTCAAGAACTCTGTGAATACTAATCTGTTAATCATGGATGAAGTTTTCGATTCTTCTCTTGATGGATTTGGTACAGATGAGTTCCTGAAGATTATCCGTTATATCATCAAAGATGCAAATATCTTTGTCATCTCTCATAAAACGGATCTTCATGATAAGTTCTTAAATGTTATCAAGTTTGACAAAGTAAAGGGGTTTAGTCGTATAGTCTAAATACATAAAAACGGGTGATAGTATGCTATCAACACAATACCGCCTTCGTCTTGAATTCATTTGTCAGCGTATTGTAAACGGGGAAGAAGTAAAACTCGAAGACATGATCTGGGCAGATAAACTTGCTAAAGCAAATGGTTCTGCTAGAGAGATGCTAAGAAAAGCAAGACGCCAAGCTTTAAATCCCGATATGCAGGAGGGAAGTCTGGACGATTTTATGAATAAGATGGATCTAGGAGATCCTGATCCATCAAATCATACAACTGGATTTCAGAGTGCAGATGAGATTGTAGATTGGTTTAAGAGGGAAAAAACCGATGACTGGAGACAGAGAGACTGATAATACCTTGTGGTATGATGAAATCATCAATCAATTAGAGGACGATGAAAGTTCCAAACTGGCAGCACCATTCCAAGAAGGAGCAGAAGCGGAAACTGAAACCGCAAGCACTCCGACAAGCAAAGGCACGACTGAGCCAATTTAAAAAGCGTCACATGACCTCGCCACAAAAGCGAGGTTTTTTTGTATATTGACTTCAGTTCAAGAAAACCACCATGGCTGTCAACCACGAAGTTAAAGGACAACTCGCCCGTCTCCTGGCAACAGAAGACCTCATAGTAGAGCACAAGAAGGTCTCTACGGCGTGTTTCAACGTCCATAGCCGTGTACTGACCCTCCCGCTTTGGGAGAGGGCTTCTGGAGCCATATACGACATGCTGGTGGCGCATGAGGTTGGACATGCATTGTATACTCCAGATGAAAACTGGTTAAAGGAGTACAAAATTCCCCCTTCCTTCGTAAACATTGTTGAAGATGTTCGCGTTGAGAAGTTGATGAAGCGCCGTTATGCTGGTTTGAATAAGACTATGCATCGTGGTTATAAAGAGTTCCATGAAGATGATTTCTTCTCAATTGGTGAGGAAGATCCCAATGAATATAATCTTGCCGATCGTGTCAACCTTCATTACAAGATTGGTGCTTTTGTTGAAATTAAGTTTACCGATGAAGAGAAGAGTCTTGTTAAACTGATTGGTGATTGTGAAACCTTTGAAGATGTTCTTAAAGCAGCAGAGCTTCTTTATGACTACTGTAAGCAAGAGAAAGTAGAAGATATTTCTGCTGAAGGTTGTGAAATGTCTGGCAATCAAGATGGTCAGGCAAGTGATTTTGTGGAAACTCCTTCTGAAGAAGGTGATTCTGGTGAAGATGGAAATAGTGAGGAGGGTGATACCGAGACTGGTGAAAATGATCCTCAACTTGATGTTCCTAGCTTTTCCAGTGGTGGACAGCATCATGAAGAACCAGAGACTAAAACTGATCGTCAGTTGCAGGATGCCATTGAGGAGCTTGCAAATATGGGAGAATGGGCAAATGAAAACGTTTATGTTGAATTTCCAATTCTAAATTTGGATAGTGTGATCGCTTCTAATAAAGAAGTTCATGATGTCATCACTAAGTTCTGGAAGCATGAAGAGGATGATCGTAAGCAATATGGTGAAGAGAAGAATGTTTTCCATTGGGCTGACACTGATTACAATGAGTTCAAAAACTCTGCTAAGAAAGAAGTCAATTATTTGGTAAAAGAGTTTGAGTGCCGTAAAGCAGCAGATTCTTATGCTCGTGCAACAACTGCTCGCACTGGAGTTCTTGATTGTTCTAAATTGCATACCTACAAGTACAATGAAGATCTGTTCCAGAAAGTTACCACTCTTGCTGATGGTAAGAGCCATGGACTGATATTCATCCTTGACTGGTCTGGATCTATGGATCGAGTTCTTCTGTCTACCATTAAGCAACTCTACAATCTCATCTGGTTCTGTAAGAAAGTTTCTATTCCCTTCGATGTTTATGCATTCACTAATGAGTGGAACTGCGTGACTTATGATGAGAATAATCGGGCTATTTTCCCTACCCCGCACCACAAAAAAATTGACGGACATTTGGTGGTTGACGAGCAATTTGCTTTGATGAATTTCTTCACCAGCAAGACAAAGAATTTTGAACTTGAAGCCCAAATGCGAAACATCTATAGGATTGCATACGCTTCTTACAATCGTTACCATTACAGCCACTATGGAATTCCTGTTCGTCTTGGTCTTTCTGGAACTCCTTTGAATGAGTCTCTAATTGCACTGAATCAAATTATCCCCCAGTTCAAGCAAAAGAACAAACTTCAAAAAGTTCATACTATTGTTTTGACTGATGGTGATGCTCCTGGTTTGAACTATTACAATGAATACACCTGGCAAGATGAAACACGTATCGGTGTCAAATCTTTTAGGAGTAACAAGTGTTTTATTCGTGACCGTAAGACTGGGAATGTTTATTCTCCTGATTGGCACCTTGATTCCGCTGCTGGTTTCACCGATATGATTATTCGTTATTTGAGGAATCGTAATCCTGAAGTTAGCTTTATTGGTATGCGTATTCTTTCATCTGGTGAGTCTGGAAGCTTTATGCGTAGGTATATGAGAAGCACCGAATCAATTTCCAAGGCAGTTGCAGATTGGAAAAAGCAAAAAAGTTTCTCTATGAAAGAATGTGGGTATCATACTTACTTTGGTCTTTCTTCAACTGCTCTATCTAACGACACTGGTTTTGTTGTTTCTGACTGTGCATCAAAAACTGAAATTCGTAATGCTTTCAAAAAGTATTTGAGTGCTAAGAAACTGAACAAGAAAGTTCTAAATGAATTTGTGCAATTGATTGCATGAGGGGCTAGTCCCCTCTTTTTTATAAATAAAAAAAAGCGTTTATAGTAGAGATGAACTTACTAGAAGCATACAATGATGTTTATAATACTCAGGATAATCTCTTAGAGGATTTGGTCAATCTTGGACTAGATCTTTTCTTTGA